GCTACTTGTTGTGCAAAGTAAACACTATTTCTGTTGAAGATAGTTGCAGTTTCATCGCCTGAACCACCATCATCGTCCCAATCAGTAGAAGGGAAAACATTCAAGCCATAAGCTGACATAATTTTACCTTGTGCATTTGGGGCTGCTCCATCTCCTCTAACATTAGCATCTGTAAAGTCGCCTAATGATAGTAAAGACATATAAGAAGCAGGTGAACAATATAAGTAGTGTTCGCCATCTGTGTAATCAAATCCTGCATCAAGCAGTTTCTGTAAACCAGTTCTAATTAATGCAGTTGTAAATACATTGTCAGAACTTAAAGCAGTATCATTACCTGTAGCAGCTTGTAATACATCTACTGCAAGATAATTTTCTACTTTTTTAGCTAAAGCATAACCCATTGATTTGGCATAAGCACCAAATAGGTCAGCAGATTCTTGAACTCTTACGATGTCCTCGATTCTTTTAGCTTCGTAGTGATGTTGGTCAACTGAAAGTTGAATTACACCATCTGTGTTATTTTGATAAGTTACTGCAGTTCCTGCAGACTTAGCAGCAGCAGTATCTTCTGCTACTTTAGGGATATTTAGAATGTCTCCACCCTCAGCTAACATACTTGAAAAGTCAGATACTTGATTACGAAGAACGAATTTTCTTTCTGCGTAGTCAAGGATAGCATCTCTCCACATCTCAGGTATAAAATTAGCAGCTGTAGTTGTTGTTACATTTCCATCAGCCATTTTATTACTCTCCTTTTAAGGTTTTAATTTCTATAGCCATCTACTATCTGTTTCCAAAGTTTAGGATTCTTCTTTGCTTCCTGTCTGTCTTTTTCTGACAAATCAGACCATTTGCTATTACCAGCAAACTTTCCACTTGAAGTAACCTCTTTGGCATCAGATATTTGCACTTTTTTATTCCCCAATCTTTCAATGTGCTTTTCCAACTTCATTGTTGGCAGGTCTACATAGATTTCTTGTTCGTCATCTGAAAGTTGGGACAGCAGATGTTCTCGTCTTTGTTTTTCTTGAATTTGGAATTGTTCTACTACAGGTTTTAACTGTGAGTTTTCTTCCTTCATCTTTTCATACAAAGATTTAAACTCCTCTTTTTCTTCAAGCTGTTTTTGTTCTTGAAGTTTGAGGTTTTCTTTGAGTTCATTCAACTCAGCTTCTGCTGCTTGGCTTCTTTGTCTGTATTTCTTGCTTTCTGCAATTAAATTACCTACTTCTGATTTTGCATCAGTATTTTCCTGTGTAGGAGTTTCTGCTACTGCTTGTTCTTCTACTATTACTGTTTCTTCGGACATACTGCCCTCCTATTTTATTATCGTAGTTTTGGATACATACTTTTTAATGTTTCTATCCAAAAGTTCTTTGCCGAATCTGTCGGCTATAAATTCTTTATTCTTATTAGACAAATCGTAGATGTCATATCCTCGTTTCTCATTACCTAATACTATCTCACCTCTATCATAAGTAATGATTGCAGTATCAGTCTTTCCTGATGCTCTCATACCTCTTAGAGTTCTACCAGTCAATTTCATATTCACAAAAGAAGTTTGAGTGTCGGTAGATTGATTCTCAAACCCTTTTACTCTTTGCCCATTAGGGTATCTCATACCTGCTGCTTTACGATTCTTGTAACTATCAATATTAACTGCCCTACCATTAATCGTTCTAAATCCTACCTTAGCACCTTGATTTGAGTATTGGTATCCACTTCTTCCATTCTGAAACTTCCCTTTACTTGCATCTAAAGTAATTTTATCAATAGCATCTTGTGCTAACTTAGACATTACCTTAGAGTTTGGCTTAACTACTTGGTCTATTCTCATACTCTTACCCAATCATGTCTGCAATTATATCCACCTCTATCTGAAAAGCTAACATATCCTAAAGCATCAATCTCTTTTCTTGTAAGAGGTGGCTCTTGTAATGCTCGTTTACATACATCTCTTGTTTTGTTATCGCTTGTTCCAATGTATTTAAACTTAATATCAGGGAACTCTTTAAATGCTTTTGCTCTTGAAGTGTTACTGAATCGTGAGAAGGCATCGTTAATTAAGAATGATGTTTCACTACTACTAATAAAAGTTCCTACACCAAATCCAGTTTGTAGTCCTGCCATAATCTGTGCATTGGTTTCACCAGTAATGATACCTCTTAGCATCGCAGTCTTTAGTTGGTCTGAATATTGTCTTACTCCATTTGTCAAATAAGTCATCTCAAAGTTCTTTAGTTCTCTTAATGTTTCAATACTTGCTACAGATACTTTACCTAATTCTCTTTTAGATAGTTCAGTAAATACTCTTGCTATTTCATCATCAAAGGTTTTACCTACTCTATTCATTAGCTTCGTAAAGCCCAATGTTTCCATTTCTGCAAAGAAATCAATCTGTTTAGCAATCTGCATTAGTTCAGTATCAGTTACTTTACCTAACCCTATTACCAAGTTATCCAATTTGTCAATTAACTGTTGTTGGATATTTTGTATTTCTTTATTATAGAAATCTAAATTAGCCAACTTGTTCACCTATTCTATCAATGATAGATTGTGTTTCGTCTGCTTCTTGTGGTTGTTCAGCATCTATCTGTTCTACAATGCCTTGTATTTCTTCTTCCTTGAAGTCAGGATTTTTCTTTCTTAGATAAGATTGTCTTGTTTCTAAATCATTTTGGAATGCCCAAGAATAATATTTTATTTCTTCATCAGTACTCATAGGCACTTCTCTTTCAGCAAAGTCTATACTGAATTGGTCGCCAAGATTAATACCACCTGATACTTCACAGATTCTTTTAGCAATTTCAAATTGTTCTTTCTCAAATGGTCTATAAATTTGTTCTGTGTCACTTCGTAGTGCATCTTGTAAGTCCATTTGTCCCATTTTCTTAGATAGTCCTGATTCTTGACTCTTGTCAGTCCAGTTAATTCTTACATTGTTGGATTGTGCAATACTATCTACCATATACTTGGTTGATTCAATCATTGCTTGAACATTTGCATTGGGTGTTGCATAGTTAAAGTTTGCACCTTCAGGTAATACTAATGCTTTGTCTTGTCCCATTTGGATTCGTTGTTCAGTATCTAATCCAGTAAAGACTGGTTGTCCTAATTGGAATCGTCCATGTAATGCAAGTTCAGTTAGCATAATGTTAATACTTCTCATACCATCTACTAAGTCTGATGCCCCTTCTCTAAAGAAATCTCTTGTAAATGGGTGTCTATGTGCCATATTAAATGGTAATATATCTCCATAAGGATTTCTATCATCAGGAACAATAGAAGTAATCTTACCTCTACTGCTAATCATAAAGTGTTTGCCTTCCATATCTTCGGTATCTTTGCTCCAAAACATATATTGTGCATCTTCTGTTCGTGCCTGTAGATGTGATTCTGCTTGATACATAATAGCAAAAGGTTCATCTTCGTTTGGTTTAAAGAATGGTGTAAAGAAATGGATTGGTCTGTATTTTAGTTTCTTGTTTACATCATCCCAATGAGTGTATAATGCTTCTGTACCTAATAAGTAAGTAAGCTGCTCAAACTGTTTCATAAACGAATCTAAGTCCCCAACGACTTCTGTATACTTTTCATTATATCGTACTGGTGCTTGTTGATATACCAATGCTCTCCTTGATATAATGTTTCTTACAAGATTGATATACATTGGTGGGATTTGTGATAAACTGTCACTATCAAAATATCCTTTAATGTCATGTTCAAGATTGATGCCTTCATAGTAGTCTAACAATCTTTCTCTTTCTTCCATTTCTTTGTTGTGTCCTTCTTCTATGGTTTCCATAAGAAGTTCATGCAACATTCTTTCTGTTAAATTATAAATTATCATGTTTCATACCTTTTATAAAATTTCATCTCATCAGACTGCATATTATCTATATACTTGTCTGCGAACTCCTTGATGAGTTCTTTGTTTTGTTCTTCTTCTCTTATACTTAATCGGTATCCCCATACCATAGCACCTATCATGCTAACAATAATTCCAACACTCATTCCTAATAAAAACATTACCATTGTATTGTCTTTGCCTGTCCTTTGAAGCCATATCTGTAATCAACTGGATAACATAAAGCATCTAAGAAGTGTGATAAGGTTTCTGTTTTTAATATTTGCCCATTTTCCATAGTACATAATTCTAAATCTCTAATTGTGTTTTTACACTTAGGATTGATAAATAGTCTATGCTTGCCAGTAGCATCTTCTAACATTTTATTTAAGGCATTCAATCTATCCTTCTGAGTTGGATTTGCTTTCTTAGCAATCACAGTAAACCCAGCTTCTTGCAATATCTTATGGTCTGACTTGGTGCTATTACTGGTTCTTGCTTTCCCTGCAGGGTCAGGATATACTGGTAATCCCCTACCTTTTAACTGCATTAACTTAGCCAATTCAAAGGTATTAGAGTTCTGTAATCCAATCTCATCAAACACATATAATTCTCCAGCAGTATTTTCACACATTAATAGGGCAGTCATATATGATGCTACTCCAAAGTCAATTCCCCAAAACATTCTTGGAGATTTCTCCATGACTCTACAATGTATATCTCTACTGAAATTGTATGCTGCTCTATTTGCAGCAGTAAGAAAACTTGCAAGATATTCTTGCTCAAAAGTTCTCTTATCTAAATTCTTTTTTGCATTCTCTATTTCTTCTTCAGAAATAAAACCACCATCTAAGGTAGTAAACTGCCAAGACTTATAATCACTATTTTGTGATTGTCCTTTAACAAATAAATCGTAAAAATGATTTTGTACACCAGTAGGAGTTCCTACAAATAAAGCCGAACCTTTAGTTTCTGCTAAAGTCGGCTGTATAATTTCTCCCCAAACATTCTCTTTCATATAACTGTACTCATCTAATACTACCATTGTTGTAGATACTCCTCTAAGTGAATCAGGTTTGTCTGCTCCTTTGAGTTCAACCTTTGCTCCATTGTTAAGTGTAATAGATAATTCAGTTTCATTGATACTGACTTCTTTATGTGCAAAGATGTCTTTGAGTATTGACCAAGATACCATCTTAGCCTGTCTATATGTTGGAAAAACAATCCACCTTCTTTCATTAGCTTTAAAAGGTTGTGATAGCAAAAATAAAATAGAGAAGTAAGACTTCCCCCACCTTCTTCCACAAGATAAGATTTTGTATCGTGTATTGTCATTAAGGATTGACTTCCTTGTGGCATCAATCGTCCAATCCATCTATGTCAAATACTTTAATTGGTTCATCTGTAGCATCTCTTACTGCAATACTTTGACTTGCTTTTCCTAATACTCTATCTGCAAGAAAGCTAATTGCAGTCATATTACCATCTAATGCTTCTTCATATACTTTACCTACAACAGCTTCTAACATAGTCTTTTTATCTTCTAATTCTACATTAGCCAATTCGGTGATATATTCGTTTAAGGCAAATCCTGATTTAGGTCTGCCATTAGGATTACCTGATTGTCCTTTTTTCCATTGGTGTTTTACCAAATGTACATTCTTTTTATCGCTGTTCTTTTGCTGTTTTACAGCGACTTTCTTTTTTGTTTTAGCTGCAGCCAAACTAATCACCCCACTATTTGAAGGTTATGTTCGTTATTAAAACGAAAGGGAAGGTGTTACCCTTCTACTATATAGGGAAAAAGACTACAAGAAACCCTTAGTAAAGTCTTATAAATGCTTGTAAGTGTTGATATTGTTGAGAAAGATTTTTTTTTGAGGACTACAAAAAACCCCTCGATTTGAGGGGCTTTCTGCTTTGTACTAAACTTTAATAAAATTTAATGCTTAGTTGTTTCATGTATTTGTTTTTAATTGCTTTAATTGAATTTCTAACTTTGTCATCTTTAAGGTAGCCGCCAAATCTTTTGTCAGTCATCTTGTCTAATTTTAACAAAACAGCTTTAGCACTACATTCATAACCATACCTAACCATATCTTGAGTTAAGTTGTATGCAATGTTTTGTCCTGCTTTTATGTTTTCATCATAACCAACCATATACACTTCATCAATTATTTGCAATGCTGTGTTTTTGTTAGCCCAGTCATCTAATTTAATTTCGTTATTCATTTTATTCTCCTTTATTTAATTAACAATTCAAAATATGGAGTTCTAAAACAAATGTCAAGAGTTTTTGTAAAATTATTTTCTACGAAGTATATGCTTAATTATGGTGGCTTGTTTAGATAGTTTTCTTATGGCTCTATTGTAGTAAGTCTTACAAGCCGATTCTGATATTCTTAGGTTAAATGCTATGTCTGCAAAAGGTTTCTTATACATTACTCGTTCACTAAAGCATTCATATTCTTGGTCAGATAATTGTCTACCTGCTACTACTCCAGTTAGTACATATTTTAACTGTGTAAGCATTTTTGCTTGTTCTTTTTCTACTTCATCAATTAAATCTTGATACGATTTTGCTTGATTGTCAATAGAGTTTTTCATAATTCTTTTGGGATAAGCTGCCAAGCCATGTGAGTCAAGAGTGAGAAATCCTTTCTAAGTTTACTCACAACTATCCCAAACCTTCGTAGCCATGTTTATTGGCTTTGGTTATAATATCTTTTACTGTTACAAACATTTTTAATTTATGGCAATACAACTGCATAGACTCTTGTAGGTTTAGTTGTATATCTCCGATTGCACCTACATATTCTATTTCATATAAATTATTTACCTTACAATATACTAAGATTGAATTGAGTTCTTTTACTTTCATTAAAAGTTCTCTTGTAATTCAGGAAAGTGTTGGTCTAACCCTTTTCTTCGTAATCGTTCAATAATTCGTTTGTGAGTTGATACATTTTCTTTTAATTCTTTGTATTGAAACTTAATCCACTCTTTCAACAAGTATTGTGAATCGTCTATTTGTATCATACCCATTTTTTCTTTGATTACTTCAGGTATTTCACCATCATATCCATTACAATAAAATTGTATAGCTTCATCATCTTTTTCCCAGAAGCCATCATGGGTGCAGCTTGTGCTTATGTAATACCATAACACTTTTTCCTGTGCAGTTAGTTTTCTATACCAACTCTTTGAATTGATGTCTGCATCTAAAAATCGTTTTCTCATCTTTTATTCTCCTGTATTTTTAATAATAACTTAAACATCTTCCAACCCCAGTTCAAGTCTTTAATCTTGTAATGGTGTTCTTCATAGACTCCTTTTTCTTCTTTATCAAGTCTAAGAAGTATTGCACCCCTTATGTCATGGTCAAGATTTTCTTTGATAAGTTGTCTATAAGCACCTAACTGAATTAAAAATTCTGAATGCACATCATTGGATGTCTTCCAATCACAGATTACCAACTTTCCATTGACTTCACATATAGCATCAAATGTTCCACCAAATTGATATTCTTCTGATACTAATTTTAGTTCAGTTTCATGAAACTCTACATTGTTATTAGCAATCCAATTATAAAATCCATAGTAAGCAGTTTTAGCTTGTGAGATTTCATTTGGAGTGTAATCATCTAATTTAACTACACCACCTTTAATAAATTCTTCTATCATAATGTGTGCTAAAGTTCCAATCCTACCAGCTTCTTTTAGCAGCTTCATGGAATCATCACCATTTAAACAATGCTTTCTTGTCCAACCAATTAATGCTCCTTTTGACCAACCCAAGTTTCCATTAATAATAGTAGTAACTGATTTAAGTCTTTTGTCATTTTTGTTTTTATAAATTGTGTGTGCCATTATCTTTTTCTCCTTTCGTCAGGTACATAAAACTGCATAATCCAAGTATTGTTTTTTAGCTTTTGTAGTTTGTTATCAGTAAACAACCACCAAGCACCATACTTTTTCTTTGATTCCATTTGTAGCTTTTGTCCTTCTTCACTATAAGGGTCTACTGCTTTTACTCTTGACATTCTTTGTTGTAAAGTACCTGCATACTTTCCCCACATATCATAAGTTGGGTGTGATTTGGCTTTTCGTTCTTGCCAAGCTATTTCTCTTTTGTTTAGTCCCATTTTATTCTCCTATTTTGATAACTTGTTTGTTAAATCTTCTACTTCTTCTTCTAACCCTCTATTTGATTCTTTTAATTCTTCCATTTCTGCTAACAATGATAACCAATCAGTAAATTGCATTGTTGCATAAAACTGTGCATTCATCTTAAATACATTTACTGGTGTTTTTGCTACTGGACAATCATCATCTATTTGTTCCCACCATTTAGGAATCATAAGTTTCTTTTGGTCTTTCACTTCAAAGTGATAGTTATATGCAGCAGAATCAGGGTTAATATCTATAATGTCCCCCTTGATTGACATTCCACCTGATTGTGGAGTTCGTCTTACATTTGTATCTAAATATCTATTAATCATTTTAGCAACTTCTCGTTCTGCTCTTTTACCTTTTGCTTGTGAATTTATTGGCATACCAAATCCTTTACTTTTATCAAAAGTCCTTTAGATGTATTATTATCTCCACCTTTAACTATTTTTGCTTTTTTATCTTTTAGTAATCTTTTCATTTTTTGTTTTAATTTTTTTGTGCTTATGGTAATACAAAAATCATCATCAATATAGTAAGTCCAAAAATCTGCTTGTGTTGTTGATATTCCTGACAATTTATCTCTTGATTGAAACTCAATAAATATATTACCAGTTTCTTTTGTTTTTCTATCAAACTTTACTTCTATCTTTTTCTTTGATAACATTTGATGAAAATCTGTTTCAGCCATTTCTCCTAATTCTAAATCATACTTGAAATCGCTGTTAAACTTCATGATAGGAGAAAGGGACAACTACTATTCGATTGTGATATGTTAATTAAACAAAAGAGTATAAGAAGTAGTTGCCCCAGTTTTTCCTTTAAAGTAATATTAGCCCCACAAACATAATTCCAAATAATGCAACAATCAACCAAACAATTAAAAGAAGTAACATTATTATTGTATGATTATCCATCATTAAAATGGCAGTTCATCTTCATCTACTACTACTGGTTGAGAAGGACTTTTTGCATCTATTCTTTGTTCTTGTAGTTTTGCAAGATTGTTTTCTACTGGAGTACCAGTTTTATTTTCACAAGATTCAACCCAACCTTCTACTCTATTAAACTCAGAAACAAATTGTTCTTTAGTCCAAGTCATATCATTGGCTATATAAAGTTTTACAACATTATTAAAAATCATACCAAATCTTGCACCATTTGTGTAAGTAGTGTTAGTAGTATTAACTTGCTTCTTAAGTGCCTTATCTTTTTGTAGCTGCACTTCAAACTCGTTTACACTTTTCTTTACATTTTCAAATTGAGGATTAGCAGATTCTTTGCTAACCTTTTCTACTTTCCAGTAATTACGAAGTTGTCCTTCATTGGTAGTAAATTGTTCCCAACTTAACAAGAAGTCATCTCCAGTTGATATGGTATCTAATTTCCTTTTTAGTGAATCAGTAGCATCTAAGGTGCTTACTGCACCATCTTGGATTACTTCATACTTAAAGGTGTTGAACTTCTTACCTTGCCATTCTTTTTCTTCATAGACACCACTTGAATTTAAAGTCAATCTAAGTTGTCCACCTATGTTTGCTTTTAGGTCTTTTAAATTTACAAAAGCCATATTTTCTCCTTTTAATAGTTTAGTCTTATTTTTTTATTTTTAGTATTGAAATTATATATTTTTTCAATATTTCTCAAATAATCTTCTTTGCACGATTGATGCAACATTTTTGAACTTTGATAACTCATTTTTTTTAAAAGAGTTCTGTGTTTAAAATCCTTTAATTTTAAGCAATCCAACATCGCCAAAACAAAACTTCTTTTTCTTACTCCATCATAATATTTCTCATAAGATAATATTATTTGTGCATTATGTTCTGCATATTCCAAAGATTTTATTTTAAATTTTCCTTGTTTAAATTCGTCATGATTATTCGCTCCTGGTTGACCATGATAGCCTTTTAACAATAATATAGATTCGTTGTGATTAAATCCATATCTATTTTTAAAATCTCTATATTGAATGTATTCAGGAATTCCTTTATTGCAATAACTATGCATATAATCTTCTAAAGTCCAATTTTTATTAATAGTATTTAATCTATGGACTTCTGACATTCCTAAACCATCAACTTTAATAAAATATATAGGTTTTTTTAAAGACTTTAAAACAGTAAATCTATGTTGCCCATCAATAATTTCATATTTTTCATTAACAATTATTGGTACTTGTATATATTGTTCAGATATAGATTTTTCTAATCTATCTAATTGCAAATTATTTACATTTCTATTTCCATGTATAAATTTAAATAAATCGTAATCTTTTGTTTCATATACTTGATTGATTAAATTCATTATTTTCTCCTATTCAATGTGTTCAGCAGATGTTGGATTTGGAATCAACCTCATTTCTTCTTTAGGTCTTTTTGCCATTTGTTCTGCTAAACGATTTTTCTTATTTTCTACTTTTTCACGAATATTTCGTAAATCGTGTCTAAGTGTATTTTCATTATCATTGTCGATTCTATTTCGTTCCATAACTTCAATCAACAATTCTAATTCTTCTAAGGTAAGTTTTACAAGTACCATTCTTTGATTACCTTCTTTAAAAATTCCCACATAACTATCATAAAGATAGTGTAAGCTATAATTTCTACTATCATTTTATTCTCCTTTTATAAGTTTGATATAGTTTGTAAGGCATCTAATATATTATTAGTACCATAACTTGTTGTAGGTGATACTGATGTATTCCAATCTATACTTGCATCAGAATTTAAATCATTTCCAATTCTAAGATTATTGTAATCTACATTATTGGAATAAAATCGCAAAGGTGCAATTCTATATCCATTACAAGTAACCAAACTCGCACCATATCCATTATCAAACCTAAAGATATACTGCACATCTCCATTAGCTTGTGTTCTTCTACAAACTAAATTATCTAAAAATATTGTTAAACTCATTTTGTTCTCCTTTATTTAATTAACTCCCCAAGTTTAAATATAAACAAATGAACTTGTCAATACTTTTTTTGCTAATTCTTTTTTTTCTTATAATTCTTCTTATGCTTTAACTTTATATTTATCTTTG